TGCGCTTGCCGACCCTACGGTTGCGTTGATTGCTATTGCCATCGTTGGGTGGCTCCGTCATCTCAAGTTTAAGTGTGGGCTCTGCAATAGAAAGAGAGGCTGCCTCCGCAGAAGCAGCCTCCTGTTCACGCAGTCGCCGGAAAGCGAACAGGCCCAAAATCAGGCAACCGCAGCAGCGGTAGAACCCAGACCATAAAGGGTGATCGCTTCAGAGCCAGAGACAACAGCAGTCACGCGACCAAGGAAAACCTTGGAGGCATTTTGAGCAACAGTTGCCACGCCGCTAACGGTCACGTCAGTGCCACCAGCCACGGTGATGGTGTTAGCGCCAGCCGAAGCGTTCAGGACAACCACCATAAAGGTAGTGCCGATAGCGCAATCACCGCCAATAGCAGCCACGATTTCCGCAGCAGTAGCAGTGGTGTAAGTGGCAGCAGCAGAAGGTACGCCGCGGATGATGACGTTGTAGCTGTTAGCTGCAGACAGGGTTGCGGTCGCAGTAGGAGCCGCCAGTTTCATCTGAGCCGGCAGAAGTCCGCCGGGGATGTCACCAAGTTCAAAAATGGATGCCATGATCAGTTACCTCAATCGAAGTTAGAGGTGTTGGTGGCGCGCACGATGCCGAGGTTCTTCAGCTCGTACACCTTCGACCAGTTGCCCACAGTTTCCAGCTGAGCGCGAGTGGGGTTGGCGGTAGTCACCGCCCACTTGGCGCCAACGGGGTGGTAGCAGTAGTGCAGGTCGATCGACATGGCATCGCTCTTGGCGAGGATGTCACGATCGGTTTCGGTCTGCATCGCCATTTGCTCACCGCTGGCAACAGCGCCTTGGGTGAAGAAATAGGTGGCGTACTCAGTCGAAGAACCGCTGCCGTCAGTTTGCACATCGTCAGAGACGATCACGCGCAGACCCATGTAGGTCGGCACGCTCACGGGACCGTAGGCACCGGCAATGCTGCCGCCAACGAAGTCAGTGACGCTAGAGGTCAGACGTGCGTCTGTCTCGGTCACATAGTCGATTGCCTTGCGCTCAACCAGGTCGTAATAGACCTTGGAGTGCATGGCAACAGCAGCCAGCTTGTCGCCTTGATCGCCCAGCAGGCTGCGGGCTTCGGCAACGTGGCGGGGGCTCAGAGTGGTGGGGGTATCACCAGACTCGCCATCAATGGTCAGACCAAAGAAGGCGGCAGAGCTGGAGGTAGATCCCAGGCTGCCGAACACACCGCCAAGGCAGGACAGCAGATCCTTTTGGCGCTGGTTAGCGATGTAGTCAGCGATCTTGGCGCCGATGGCGGCCATGGGATCGGAACCGGCAGCAAGAGCAGCCAGATCACGAGACTCAAAAGCACGACCACGGTGCAGGATCACGCCAACTTGCTTGTCGGCTTGAATCTTGCCAGGGGTGAGGCTGCTGCTATCAGTCAGCACCTCGAAATCACCGGAAAGGTTGGCGCGCCAGAATGGCACATTGATAAAGTCACCACCCTCTACAGCATTCAGCTCCGCCAGAGGCTGCACCACACCGGAAGCCAGGAAGGCATCACGCTGGGTGGTTTGCTCAATGACGTAAGGCGTAAATACCTCGGGGATGATGATGTCAGAGCGAAGAGTCGCCATGATTCATCTCGGGGAATGGTTTACGGATGTGGGCGCAGCCCCAGGCTCTATGTGGCGCAGCCATCACGAGCAGACACTCAAATACTAACGGTTAGCTGCAGCCTTCATCCGCTCATATAGGTCGCGGTCTGTACGGAATAGCCGCGACTGCTCTGTGAGGTTGAAGCTATCGCGGCTGAATGGATTGCTCATGCCAGCCGGAATGGTGCCATTGCTGCCGCCGGTTGGTGCGCCGCTGCCTTGTGGCTTGGGTTGCTTCTGCATCCATGCCGGCAGTGTCTTGGCCCATTCAGCAACGGGCTTGCGTTCGTAGCCGTCAACAACCACAACGGTGCCGTCGGGTTCGCGCTGGATTGCGTCAGGCGACAGCTTGGTTTTGAGCACCAGGTCAGGGTCATGCACGATGTCAGCCAATGCCGTGACCGCAGGCGTAACAAGCTCTAGTTCTCGAACGCGGGCTTCAAGTGTTGCGATGCGCTGGTCCTTCTCCGCCGTCGCCTCACGGAACTGCTGCTCCAAAGCATGTCGTGCCTCTTGGTATTTGCCTTGGGATTCGAGCTGCTGCTGCTCGTAGTTGCGCTTGAACTCCAGCAGTTCATCAACATTGACCCCATCAGGCGTCTTGGATTTCTTTGCTGCACGCAGCTCAGCAATCAACTCTTGATTCTTGCGTTCTAGGGCTTCAACGCTGCGCTGCAACGCTTCAGCTTCAACCCCAGTAGTCGCAGACTCTTGGGTTTGTTGTTCATCAGACATGGATAAGCCGCAGGCTTAATTACGCCCTAAGGCTATCACTTACGCTTGCGTTTTTTGGCAGTCTTAGCCGCAGCCTTGAACGCAGCAGCAGTAGGCCTGCCCTCTTCACCCTTGCGCGCCATGCGCTCCTTGCTGCCAGCTTCAATGCGCTTGCGTTTAGCGGCAATGTTTGCGTATAGGCCAGGCTTCTTAGTCATCACTTCTTACCCTTGCGTGACTTGCCGGCTTTTGCGAGCGCGATTGCCACCGCTTGCTTTTGCGGCTTGCCTTTTTTCATCTCGGTTTTGATGTTGGCTGATACTACATCCTGCGACTTGCCCCGTTTCAGTGGCATCGCGCCATTCCTCAATACCTGTCAGCAGTGTAGAGCCGTCTGCCGTTGCCCAACCCTTGTCGGTGTAGATAGCTGGCACCCATGCCTCGCCATGCAGAGCCTCTACGGGATCACTTGAGATGAAGTAGATGCCAGCATTCTGAAAATGACGGAGGCTAGGCAGGTCCATATCGTGCGCGAAGCTGATCTAAGGTTAGCTCTGATCCGTCATCACGAACTAGCTTGGCAATGGCAGCATCAGCGCCATACTTGTCCGCCAGCCTGCGAAAATAGGGAGCCTTGCTACCCAGCGCCTGTTGCTGACGGGCTAGCACATCTGCTTTGGATTCGCCTGGCATCTTGTCGTATAGCCATTTGCCGTATGTCGTATTAACCGGCACCTGCCCGTCAGCACTGGCACGGGTACCTGCCGGCGGTGGTGTGAACCCTAACTCTTTGTAGTCAATGACCGGGACGGTGGTGCTGCGGCAGTTGAAGTGCTGCGGCGGCGTTGGCCCTTTGCCGTATTCAAACTCTTGGCCATCCAGTGCACGGCAAATGCTGCTGGTGCGGGTATCCAGTGTTGCCACATAGCGATATTTCTTAGTGATGTCTTGATTGGCTTCATATACCTGCTGACTAGCTGCATTGGCTACTTGGTTGATACTGGTGCGCACAAGGCTAACGATCTGATTGTCGGCAACTGCTGTTGCCTGGCCGCCTGCTGCGACTAGCTGCTTCACGGTCTTGGCCTCTTCGCCAAATTCAAGGTTTCCGATCAGCCGCTTGGCAATGGATGGCGTCGGCTCACCAGTCAAAAGGCCTTGCCTCACGACTTGTGAAAACCGCTCAGCCTGATCAACGGCAATACCGCGGAATGCTTTGGTAACCACTTCGCCGTTGGGTAACGTGATCGTGGCACCTTGTGCTGCGGTGAGGCTGAACGTCGCCGGTGCACCTTGCACGGCAGCAAACAGATCATCCGACAACGCCACGACGTTGATCTGCGTTGGATCAGTGGTGACCACTGACTGCGCAAATTGCGGGCTGATCTCCACGGTGCGCACTGCATCACGTGCACCTGCTGGCAATGCACGCCGCAGTTGATCGGTCACAAACTCAGACTGCAGCTCTGCAATGCCTTGCAGCTCCGATGCAGTCAGCTCCGTTGCATCACCTGCCCATGTTGCCAGGCTGTCCTTCAGTTGAGCAAGGATTGCCCGCAGCCGCGCTGCTTTGACTGGCGCCGATAGCTCATCAATGGTGCGCAGTTGATTGACCGCATCAATGATGATGTCGTTGTAAGCATTGATGACACGCCGCGCAACACTATTGCTGTAGCGGTTTAGATCGATTGCATTGCGATATAGCGCTTCTGGGGTGCTCATCGTTCAATGCCGAGATCTTCCGGTGCATAGCCGCTGCGGATGCTGACATTAGCGCCGCGGCTCAATGCAGTGTTGATCAATGCAGTGAATGCGTCATAACCGTTTTGGCCGTCTTCATACAGGATTGTCTCATCAATCTCATCTGGCCTGCCTTCCTTGTACCAGCTGATCCGCACGATGGCTAAGACCTCTTCCGGCAAAGCGCTGACGTGATAATCAAGCTCTTGCCTCCTAGGCTTCTTTGGTTCCATCCAGATCATCAGGTCCACTAAGCGGTCGGTCACCCAGTCCAGCAGGTTGTAGATCAAGCCCCGCATTGGCCGTAGCTTCAAGCTCCTCATCCACGTTAAAGTCGTCTCCTAGTACATCGCCTTCGGCAAGCTCACGCAGCAAGGTTTCTTGCGTGATGGTGCCTGCGGTGTAAAGCTGCAGCAGCGCTTGAATCTCCTGCGGTTCAAGGCGCGTGCCCAGGAAATCACGGTTGACGTAACTGCTGCCAGGTGATGTGTTGTTGCCGATGTACTGCGCATGAAACTGCAGGCAGTTGTCGATCATGTCCTGCACATTTTGTGCAATGACCATCATGGTGCTGTCGCCTTGACTGCGATCAATGCGCTTTGCCTCAGCAGTTTCAGCCGATAGCTTTTGGCCCAGCACTGCCGATAGACCTAGCTCATTGATCTGCAGTGCAAGCTGCTCAAGCCTACGGAACTGATAATCAAAACTGCGGCCAGCAGGCTCGATGTATTCAGCGCGGCCATCAGCAGGGAATGCAATCGCCTCGCCAGGTCCAGCGCTGACCTCCTCTGCTGCAGATGGGAAGCCATAAAACGCCAGCATCGGCACAGCGCTGATGTGGAGTTGGTTATCGAGGTCGCTCTGGATCTGATATGCCTTGAGGTTCAGTTCAGCGATGTCTTCCAACGGCGGAC